TTTAGCTGGAGTTGTAGATAGTGGATATAGAGGAGAAATAATGGTTTGTTTATACAACACTTCAGATGAACATGTTAGTATACAAACCGGGGATAGAATCGCTCAGATTATATTCCAAGAGGTTCCTCGCGTAATTATGGAGGTCCATGAATCGTTAGGTTCCTCGCAACGGGGAGACAACGGCTTTGGCAGCAGCGGCAAATAACAATTCGAAAAAAAATAAAAAATCAAAGCAAGAGCCTAAACAAAATGTATTAATAGCTAAAACAGAAAATCAAAGAGAGTATATAAGATCTATCATAGAAAATGATATCATATTTTGTACAGGTCCATCTGGAACTGGTAAATCTTTTATTGCTGCCGGTGTAGCATCAGAACACTTAATAAAGGACAAAATTGATACCATAATAGTCACAAGACCGTTAGTTTGCACTGGGAAAGACATAGGTTCACTACCCGGAGAGTTAGGAGAAAAAATAAAACCGTATTTGCAACCAATGGAAGAAAATCTTAAATATTTTCTTGGTAGAGACAAATTTGGACTATACTACAATACCCGCCGGATTAGATTTGAACCTTTAGAGACAATGAGGGGATCAACATTTCATAATTCTTACATGATTTTAGATGAGGCCCAAAACTGTACACTTGAGCAAATCAAGATGTTTATTACAAGAATGGGCGAGAATTCTAAAGTAATGATTAATGGAGATACAAAACAGACTGATTTATACCGTGGAAATGGTTTATTAGAATGTATTGACAAACTTTCTAATATACATGGAATTGGCATATGCGGCCTAGGATATCAAGATATACAGAGAAATGGAATATTAGGAGCGGTTTTACACGCATTAGAGTCTTGAGGAAAATATGTTATATGATTATATTTGTGATGAATGTTCATACGAAATGGTAGATGTTTATCAGTCTATAAAAGACGATGCCCTAGTAAAGTGTCCAAGCTGTGGCAAAGACACTCTCAGGAGGGTAATATATGGTGGCATAGGTTCGTTTATGAGTGATCCAAAAACTATAGGCAGTTTAGCAGACAAAAATTGGTCTAAGAAGGGTCATTATGAGCGTTCGGATATAGAATCACAATCAAAGAAAAGTACGGGGGAGACTTCGTACTTTTCTTCTTTTGGTTCTGCCTCCAGTAAAGAAATTAACAAAATGAACGAAGAACAAAAAACAAAATACATTATGACAGGTGAAAAATGAGATTTATCAATTCGTCAGATGACATTGAAAATATTGATCAAAAAGAAATTACAGAAGTGTTCATAAACAAACTTGGCAGACCCATATCTGATGGATCAGAACTGGTATTTGCAAAGATTGCAGCTAATAAATTATATTCTCAATATTTTATATTAACCTTGAATAATCAGCCATATGATCCATATGGAGTTGATAGCCATAGGCAATCTAGCCTTCCGTTGGTATTGAAACCCGTAAATCAGCAAACATACCACTATTATATATCCTATTTAAAAACCAAAAATTCATTATATATGACCAGAGCGCAGAGGAGTTTCATCAATGGCTAAAACTGGACCGCTTGGTAAAGCAGAATCATTCTATGTTGAACAGAAGTATAAGTCTGGAGACACTATAGAACAAATAGCAAAAGATCTCGACAGGGCGTCTGGCGCTATTGAGAAGCACATTCAAAAAAATAAGATAGAAGCACCAAGAACTATTGTAGATCAACAGTTCGCACGGCAAAGCGGGGCAACTATAATGACAGAAAATGCTTCAACTATGATAGGTCAGAGCAATAAAAAAGTATCAGTACCACAAACACAATCAAATTGCACTACAACAATAAGATGACTACACAATTTATAACTAGCCAAGAAGATTGGTTGCAAGAATTCAAAAAAGACAGATATAAGATTTGGATAAGAGTCATTTTAAGCAATGGCTCTTCAATTTATTTACCAGATCATGATCATTGGTTGAAACTAAAAGATTACTGCAAGGATAATCATTTTAGTATTAATACTATTGGTTTGCAATATAGATCACATTCAATAGAAGTGAATACTTCTGACTGCGAAGGAGTGTATCTTAGCAAATCAGTACTTGGTACGTTTGGTCAGGATACTAAGCAAACCTATACAATAGGAAAATTATACGACGGGATTGTAAAAAAAACCATTTGGATATTGCCAGAATTGATACAAGAAATAGAACTAGATGATAAAGTTGAAGACTGTTTTGAACAAGCACTGATACATAATTATGCCCAAGAAAGATAAACCAGAACTTTTTAATCAAGAATATCAGAAGCAGTGGTCAGAAACTCATAAGTATAAGCATATTCACACTGGTGAGTATTGCACATTTGAGTCGTATGTTGCTGAATATATTGTGATTAGAAGGTCAGAAAAATTGAACCTTGGAAAACCATCATATAAATTTTGGACCAAGGGAGATCCATTGCATTGGCTTTGGAAAAAACAGCACGGTGCGGCATTACAATTGAAGAAAAAGTATAGCGAAGAAGCTATTTTAGCAGCAATACAATCCAAAGATTTTGATAAATTACTTGTCATTGGAATACAGAGCGGAAGAGGATACAAAGTTAATCCAGAAGCTGAAAAAATAATTGCTAAATATCATCAAAAAATTGCAGAAGAAAAAAATAAACCAGTAGTAAATCTTGACGCTGAAGAAGAAAAAACAACACTTGAAACTAGGGCATCAGCAAGCTATAATACAAAAAGGACAACTCTCAACAAGTTGAGGAATTTATGAGCAAGGTTAAGAAAACTAATACAAAATTTTCAGAAGACGCAGTAAGCAGTTCGATAGTCAGCAAGTATGGAGATGTTGTTAGGAGCGGCACTGAAGTTCTGCAAAATATCAACAATCTTGGTGTCATAGGAGTATCTCCAGCTTTAGACATAGCTCTTGGTGGTGGAATAAGAGAAGGTTCTGTTGTTGTGATGACAGGAGATCCAAAAAGCGGCAAAACAACAACCGCATTACATTTTGCTGCTAAGTGTCAAAAACTAAATAAAAGAGTTATCTACGTTAATACCGAGGGTAGACTATCTAAGCAAAACTTTGATGGGATTAAAGGGCTAGAGCCAGACAATATCCTAATAGTTGAATCTACAGATGAAAGAGTATTATCAGCAGAAGATTTTTTGAATATTATTGAGTACTACATAAATAATGACTCTGGCTGTTTGATTATTGCTGATTCATTGTCTAACATGGTTCCTTCTTGCGAACTTGAAGGAGAGGTACGCACGGGCGTAAGAAATGCTTTGCCAAGGCTCTTGTCTATGTTCTTTAAGCGCATTAGCGGAACATTGATGAAGAACAAGACCATATTGATTTGCATTACACACAATATTGCAAACACTGGTGGATCACCATATGCACCACAAAAGATGGCAGACTGTGGAAATATGTTACAATATCAAGCTGGAACTAATATGGTTATTACGCATCGTGGCAAGTGGCAAGTACCAAAAGATACTGGACCTCACGTTGGTCAAATAGCCAACTGGGTTATCAAAACATCTAATGCTGGTGGAAGACCAAATAGCACAGCAGAAAGTTGGATTAAATATGGAATAGGCATAGATGAGGCACAAGAAATTATACAGATAGCATGTGAGTTTAGATTGATCAAGGCTTCTGGAGCTTGGTATACTATTCAGTGTGCGGTAGATGAAATTTCTGATCCTATCGTGGCAAAAGTCTTAGAAGCCAACAGTGTAGGCAAGACTCCAGATGATATCGAAAGGTTCTTTAAATTTCAAGGCATAAACAATGTCGCAGAATTTATCAATAACAATCCAGACATTGCTAATTTTCTCTACCAAAAAATAAAGGAGTTGCATTGAAAGTAATTGGTATAAATGGTAAAGAGTATACTTGGAATTTAATTGGATATGATGTATTCAATGATGATAAGCGTAAACGATCTAAATATCATGTACGTGCTAGAAACATATTAAAAGAAATCTATAATAGCTACAGAATTCTAGAAGAAGTCAAGTTACCGGGAAGCACTGCCCTGCATAGAAAGTCTGTTTTGTACCTTGACTTTTACATACCTTCGATTAAGCTAGGTGTTGAGGTGCATGGTGAGCAGCATTATGAATATAACCCATTTTTTCATAAGAGCAAAGCAGATTTTATCAAGGGTCAAGTAAGAGATGACGATAAAATATCGTGGTGTGAGTTGAATGACATTGAGTTAATAACCCTAAAATATTCAGAAAGCGACGATGAGTGGCGAAAAAGAATTAAAGGCATCTGACAAATTGGCAGAACATATAGCATTAATTAATGACTATATCAATTTAAGTAATACAAAGTTTTCATCTTTTAGGGAGGAATACTTGGTAGTTGCAGATATGTCATCTGAACAACTAAGAAAACTTACACAGGTAGAACTTTTTGATGCCGCTTATCTTCTATATGGATATGCTACATATATTCAAGATGAAATAAGTAAAAACAAAGTAGCATTAAATTGGTGCAATGACCAGATGGAAAAGCTGATTGTAAAAAATCAACATGAATTTGGCCAATATACCAAGCATGAATCTAAGAAACATATACTGGCTAATAGTAATTCATATGCTGCATCACTAGAAAATATGAGAGAAATAGCAGAAGCTAGATTGCAGTCATTAGATGGCAAGGTCTTTGAACTAAAAAGAAAAGCAGACATATTACTTGAGAAAGGTAAAAGATCATGAGCATGAACGATTTCATAAATATGCTCAACGACGAGCAGAAACAGGCACTATTAAAAGCACTCGTTGGAGATAGCCCAACTGTTGCCAGCGTTCCGCCAGAAGTGAAGCAAGAAAGCATAAAACATATACAGTCTTCAACGCCAACTGCCAGCGTCAAAGAAGATTTTACAATGCACAGGCAGGAAGACAATTCTAATGTAAGGAGAAAGGAACCCGTGAAAGCTAGAAAGAATGAGTGGCATGATACAGGCGAGTTTAGAGATATTGACACTCCTCAATTCGACAGAACGCCTCGCCGTAGACCGCCACATAAAAGAGTAGAAGTAGAATGTCATGTTTGCGGAAAGACATTTAAAGAAGACCCAAGATACGTTCATGGGGAATATTATCGTTGCAATCGATGCACCGGCAAGTGATATGGAAACAAAACTGATTGATGTAGGATCAGAACGTGCTGTATTAGCTGGACTTTTACAGCATGGTCTTGATGCATATGTCACTATATCTGATGTAATTAGTCAAGATACTTTTGGTAACTTGAACAATCAAATACTGTTCAAATGTATTGAAAAGGTAATCTTGAATGATCAAAAAGTAGATATACCATCTATCCTGTCTGTAGCAGAACAATTTAATTTGTCAGACAGTATTAATACTGATCAAGAACTTAGATACATAAAGTCTTTGATGGACTTTCCAATAAACAAGGACAACGTATTTAACTTTGCAATACAGATTAAGAAGTTTGAATTTGCAAGGAAGATCAAGAAATTAACATCTAAAATTCATCAAGATATAGATAGTGTCACGGGTTCAGAATCTATAAATGAAATTATACAAATACTAGAAAATCCAGTAACTGACTTTTTAAGAGAAGATGATAGCGGCGATCTTCCAGAAAAAATAGGAAAAGGAGTACAAGATTATCTGACTTTTTTGGAGGAAAACAAGTGTGATATAATTGGAATACCTACTGGATTCAATAAGTATGATGAGGCTATCGGCGGTGGTCTTCGCAGAAAGTGTGTGGATTTAGTATCCGCGAGGCCAAAAGTAGGTAAAAGTGTTTTTGCTGACAATGTAGCATTAAATGTATCATCAAAAAATATACCAGTTTTAATGCTTGATACAGAAATGAGTAAGGAAGATCACCTAAACAGATTAATTGCTAATCTTAGCGGTGTTCCTATAAACGAAATTGCGACAGGTAAATTCACAGACGATGAAGAAAAGCGTCAAAAGGTTTCAGAAGCTATAAGCAAGATTGAATCTATACCATATAGTTACGTTAGTGTAGCTGGTAAACCATTTGATCAAATTCTTAACCTAATAAAGCGATGGGTCATGCAAGAAGTCAGGATGGGTGATGACGGGAAAACAAATAACTGTTTGATAATATACGATTATCTAAAACTGATGTCATCTAATTCTATCACGAACAATATACAAGAATATCAAGCACTAGGATTTCAGATAACTTCGTTACATAACTTGTGCGTTAAACTAGATATACCCTGTTTATCATTTGTACAATTAAACCGCGATGGTATAACAAAAGAAAGTACAGATGCTGTTTCTGGATCAGATAGATTAATTTGGCTATGTACATCGTTTAGCATCTTCAAGATTAAATCTCCAGAAGAACTAGCAGAAGATGGGCCAAATGCTGGCAATAGAAAACTAGTACCTATTGTTTCACGGCACGGTGCTGGATTAGACGATGGTGATTATATTAATATGGTAATGCAAGGTTCTCATGCTAAATTAAGAGAACTAAAGACTAGAAATGAATTTAAGAATCAGCCCGTTGGTGATACCGGGATGGTCAATCAAGATACACTCACGAAGCTTAAGATTAATGGACTTACAGAAGATCAAGAATAATCTAAATAGCCGTGCCGAAGAAGTTTTTTCAAGGCTAGGTATGGATATTGAGGTACTAGGTGATAACATATATTGTAATTGCCCAGTACATGAAGGTAGTGACAATCCTAGAGCATTTTCTTTCTCAAAAGATAAAGGCATATGGAAGTGCTGGACAAGAGATTGTCAACAGCAATACAGAAATGATATTTTCGGAATTATACGAGGTCATTTATCTAGACAAAACGGCATAGATGTTGGCTTTTCCGAAGCATTAAGATGGTCGTGCAACTTTCTCAACATCAAAAAGACTAAGCAGATTGTCATACCAGAGGTAGTCAAAGAAGATGATTTTACTAAACTCGTAAATACAATAACCAGAGAGAATAGTATAGTAAAAAGTTGTACGCCAATAGAACTTGATGAGTGCGTCGATATTCCATCAAAATACTTTTTGTCTCGCGGCTTCAAGGCAGAAACATTAAATCATTTTCAAGTAGGTGACTGTTACGACAGATCATCTAAGCTTTATGATCGATCTGTAATTCCAATTCATAATGACGATGGTACATCTATAATAGCGTGTATAGCGAGAGCGAACAAAGAGTATAAGCATCCAAAATTTTTGATTACCCCAAAGGGGTTTGACAAGCGACATTTCTTCTATAACTATCATAGAGCGGCTCAGTCTATTAAAGAAACATCTTCCTTAGTACTTGTAGAGGGGCAGAGCGATGTATGGAGATTACATGAGGCTGGCATCACTCAATGTATGAGTATTTTTGGAAGGACACTAAGTAAAGAGCAAGAATTGAAACTAAGCACCTTGCCATTAACTCATATTGTCATTTTGTTAGATAACGATCAAGCCGGTAGAGAATCCAAGGTGCAAATACAAAGACAACTAAATAGATTATACAAGCTGTCGTTCCCAAAAATACCAACCAAGGATATTGGAGAAATGACAATAGAACAAATTAAAAAACAAGTTTTTCCGCAAATCAAAGGAATACTAAATGGTTAAAATTATTGGTATATCTGGTAGAAAACAGTCAGGCAAAAATACTATAGCAAATTATATCAATGGAGACATTTTAAAGTCTAAGTCTATGGTAAATGATTTCTCCATAAGCGATGAAGGCGAGTTACTAATTAACACTCAAGATATAACTGGAACAAGCGGTTTTGGAATCTTTGATGTTACTAGAAAAGATAATACTTTTATCGAATATGCCGAACGAGAACTGTGGCCTTACATAAAAATTTATCATTTTGCAGACTATCTTAAGGATATGTGTGTTAATTTATTTGGTCTTGATCCAAAAAATATATACGGAACAGATGACAAAAAAAATGAATTTACACCATTTTTGTGGGAAGAAATGCCAACAGAAACCAAAAAAACTGGCTATATGACTCATAGAGAGTTTTTAGAATATTTTGGAACTAAAATAGTAAGACGAGTTAGGTCAGACGCTTGGGTATATGCAACAATAAATAAAATACTTAATGAGGACTCTCAATTAGCAATTGTTCCAGATGTAAGATTTCCCAATGAAGTTAAAGCTATAAAAAACAATGGTGGAATTGTAGTAAGACTAACAAGAAATTTATTTGATAGCGATTCTGAGTCAGAGTCATCATTAGATAGTAGTAAATTTGATTGGCATAACTTTGATGTAGTCATTGACAATCACAATATGACGTTGGATGTCTTATGTGATGAACTAAAAAACAACCCATTTTGGAGAAACTAATGCTAGTTACATACATAAGATCGTCTAGTTACAATAATTATGCATATTGTCAGATGCAGTACTTTATCACATATGTACTTGGTCATCAACCTGACAGTGGTAAAAAAGCTGAACTTGGAACAATAGTTCATAAAGTAATGGAGACATTGGCTAAGTTAAAAAAGTATCAGCAAGACAACCCTAAAAAATTAACACTTTCAATAGAAGACGATGCATTAAAGTCTGTATCTATCAAGAAAAATGAGCTTTTTAAGACAACTGCCGTAGAGAATATCTTGTCACAAAGTTTTGATTTTTATACCAGTGATTCTAAACATAGTTTCACAAAGAGTGACAAAAATCTATGCACAGAGCTAGTATGGGATACCTTAAAATACAATGACGGACAATTTGATCCACGATACAGAAAAATAGTAGCCGCAGAGCCACATTTTGATATTCCAATAGAAGAAGAATGGGCGCATTACGAATATGAAGTTAATGGCGAAAAAATCAAGGGGCAATTAGCTATAAAAGGGACTATTGATCTAGTAACTGAAACAGAGGATGGTATTCTTGAGGCTATAGATTGGAAAACAGGCAAGAGATTAGATTGGGCAACTGGCGAAGAAAAGACATATGGAAAACTGTGTTCAGATCCACAGTTATTACTTTACAATTATGCTCTTTCAAAACTATTTCCAGATTACAAACAGTCTATCATGAGCATATTTTTCATTAAAGATGGTGGACCATTTTCTATGTGTTTTGATGAATCGGATAAGACAAAATTTTTGAGTATGCTTAAATCACGCTACTTAGACATACAAAACAATAATGATCCTAAACCAATATCTCAGAACAGAGATAATTGGAAATGCACAAGATTATGCCATTACTGCAAAAATAACTGGCCGGGAACAGAAACCAACATGTGTATATATATAGAGAATAGTATCAAAACTAGAGGGATGGACAATACAATTAAAGAATGCACCAGAGAAGGTTTTGAGATCGGATTCTACTCCGCTCCGGGTTGAAAATTATGAGTAAATTACTAACAATAGGCATGGCTACTTATGATGACTACGATGGGGTTTTTTTCTCTATTCAGTCATTAAGGATGTACCACGATATATGCAACACAGATCAAGTGGAATTTATAGTTTTAGATAGCAATCCTGACAGCGAACACGGAAAATGCTGTAAATCATTTGTAGAAACACAGGTAAAAGGAAAATATATACCATATAGAGAAATCAATACATCATTCAATAAATACAAAATAGTGGACTATGCTGAAGGCAAATATGTTTTGATCATTGATTGTCATGTATTGATAGAAAAAAACGGAATAGAAGAATTACTCAAATATTTTCATAGCAATCCAGACTGCAAAAACTTAGTACAAGGACCATTATGGTATGATGATTTATTACATATTTCTACTCATTTTGATACACAGTGGCGTGGAGATATGTATGGTACATGGTCAACTGACAACAACTCATATTCTGCTGGATACCCTTTTGAAATACCAATGCAGGGTATGGGATTGTTGGCTTTTGAAAAGGCATCGTGGATGGGCATAAGTAACCATTTCAGAGGTTTTGGTGGAGAAGAAGGTTATATATCGGAAAAATTTAAAAGAAATGGTGGGAAAAATATATGTTTGCCACAACTAAAATGGAATCATAGGTTTGGAAGACCTAATGGCGTACAATATAAACTTGTATTAGAAGATAGAATATGGAATTATTTTGTTGGATGGTTAGAGATAACTCAAGACATTAACCATCAAATGATTAAAGATATCAAAGAACATTTTAAAGATAGAGTTCCTCAGTGGAGCATAGACAAAATATTACAACAGGCTGAACAATTAGTTTTAGGAGAAAAAAATGCCAATACCTAATAGAAACAAAAATGAAGATAAGGATAAATTCGTATCACGCTGCATGAGCAACGAAGTAATGAAGAAGGATTATCCAAATGAACAACAAAGGGTTGCTATATGCATAGACCAAGCAACTGCTGACTGCGGATGTGTAGAGGCCGCAGATTTTAAACTTCAATTTGAAGCATATGGTTATGAAGAGGAATTAGATGAAAATAATCTTTATATACCAACAGAAGCAGAATATGAAGACTTCGGTGAAGAAACTGAAGAGTATGATATAGCCGCAGAAAAACCCGGATTGTGGGAAAATATTCGCAAGAAAAAGGAAAGAATGGGCAAGAAATATAAGCCAGCAAAACCCGGAGATCCAGATCGTCCAGATCCAAAATCTTGGAAAAAGGCTCAGTCTGGCAGTGGCGACGAGATGGCTTTAGAGCAAATACAAAAAATGCATGACCAATTGATGGAAATAGTTATGAAATTAAAGGTTATGGCATTGCCTGTGGAATTCCAAGATTGGACAAAAGATATGATTTCTAAGGCAGAAATCTATGTGCAAAATGTATATGATTTTGTAAAGTATTATGAGCCGGGTAAATATGAAGATGAATATGATGATAAGGAAGAGGTAGAAGAACCATCGGAAGTAGAGACAGAAGAACCAGAGATGGAAACAGAAGAGGGTGCATACGAATATCAAGATCCACAAACTGGTGAAATTTATACATATAGACGCAAGGGATACTATGAAAAGAATGGTAGAGTGCTTATGTATATGGGAGAAGCCAGCGAGTATCAAGGTCGTAAGGTTACACTGAATAAACCATTTAGAACACCTAGTGGCCCAAAGAAATTTAGTGTTTATGTCAAGAATGAAAGGGGCAATGTCGTTAAGGTAAACTTTGGCGATCCTAATATGAAGATCAAGAAGAACATTCCAGAGCGACGAAAGAGTTTTAGAGCTAGACACAATTGTGACAATCCCGGTCCCAAGTGGAAAGCTCGTTATTGGGCTTGCAAGAGTTGGTAATAAAAGTGGGGGGTTCTAATGTTAAGTAGTGTAAAAGATGTAGATTACATCATACAAAGCAACAAGATAAATGAACTAAGATATACAGACAATCCCAAAAAGTTTGCTGTAAAGTACAATTTATCTTGGAAAGATATACTAGAACCCCCACCTTTAAATAATAGCTTAGTAGTAGCAGATGAGTTAAATTATCTATCTAGATTAACTTCTAATCTATCAGATTCACAAGTAGAACTCATAAAGATAGTAGACAAAGATCCCAAATATTTGTTTAAACAAACACTATCTAAGCGTGGATTAGATTTTCCAGAAGAAGAGTTTAAAAAGCATTACGAAGTTTTGGATGATTATATCTTGACTGTAAAACAGCATTTTAACAGAGTAAGACCAGAGTATTTAGGAAATATTCTTGGTAAAAAAATTAATGTAATAGAGTCAAGCACAACTAAGACCCCTTCGTATCCATCTGGACATACTTGTTATACTGTATTAGCATCTATTTTATGTTCTAGGTTGTATCCAAGTTTGATAAATGAGTTCAGAGATAATGTCAAAATAACCGCGTATTGTAGAGAAATGCAAGGTGTTCATTATCCATCTGATAATAAGGCGTCGGTCATTTTCACAGAATCGATTTTTGAACAGTTGCATAAAGCACTAGGGTAAGCTATAATAAGCTTGACCCTCGCAATTTGATTAGGAGATTTGCTATGAAGTGGTTCCCTCTCAAAAATTTTACTCATTATAGTTTGCTTCGCGGCTATTCAAAACCAGAAGAGCTAGCGGAAAAGTGTAAGGCAAATGGATATCCAGCTTGCGGCATATGTGATTATAAGACAGTATCTGGTGCTGTTGCTTTTTATAAGGCTTGTAAAAATGCAGGAATAAAACCAATAATTGGTTGCTCGTTTGATTTCGCAACAGTCTTTGCTAAAAATAAAGATGGATGGCACGAATTAATTGAAATGGTGTCATCTTTAGATGAGAATGGAAAGCTTCCAAGAGATTTTGACAGTATAGAAATCAGTAAAAACTTGATCAGCGTTTTTAACGCCCCAAGCGAATCTATGCCAATTAGTTATTATACTAATCGTGAAGACGCAAAAATGCATAGAATACTCTTGTGTTCTGATATGAAAACTACCTTGCCCAAGATACTCAAAACAATCAGAAAAGATAATCGTGGGAATGTAAATGTAGACTCTAAGTTTCCAGATTGTCATATGGATAAATTAGTATATTTTATGCAAGACAATTTCTATGTCAAAAATCATGATGAATCTAAGGACTTAGATGTATCAAAATTACAAGAAATTTACGATCAGTGCGAAGACTATGACATACTTAGCAAGCCAATACTTCCCAAATTTTCTTGTCCAAATGGATTATCAGAAGAAGAATATTTAAAAGAATTATGTCGTAAAGGATGGAAAGAGTTGCTAATAGATGGCAACAAAGTATCTAATGAAGATTCTAAGCAAAAATATCTTTCTAGATTCAAGGAAGAATTTGATGTCATCAAAGGTGCAAACTTGTTTGGTTACTTTTTGATAGTGCAGGATATTATCAAGTATGTCAACGAACGTGGTTGGTTATCTGGTCCCGGCAGAGGTTCAGCTGCTGGGTGTTTAATTTCTTATCTAATTGGTATCACTAAAATAGATCCAATTGAATTTGATCTTTTGTTTGCACGTTTTTACAATGCCGGAAGAAATTCTGCCGATCATATCTCATTGCCAGATATTGATATGGATATTCCGGGTACAAAAAGAGATGAAGTGATTACATACCTCAAAGATAAGTATAGTCACGAAAGAGTAAGTCAAATGTTGACATTTGGAAGACTACAGGGTAAAAGTGCGATTAAAGAAGTTCTACGTATAAATGAAGCCTGCT